TGTTGTTCTTGCAAGATAACCAATACAATCTCCAGCTTCATTTTGAAGAATGAATATTATATAGTCTTTCAAGTTTGATTCTATCTTTGTTGTACCAACAACATATTTATCATACAAAGAAAAACCTCTGCTATCAAGATATTCATTTTCATAAACACGTGTAAACCCAAGTGGCATACGTTTTTTTGGCATATTAATATCAATCTCTCTTTTTTCATATTCAATATTTACCTTATCAACAATTGTATCTGATAAAACATTTACTGAATTAAAATCTCTTACAACATCTAATCTTCCAAGTTTTTTAAGTAGCTTAAATATTGTACCTTTTTCACCACACTTAAAACAAACAAATGACGATATTACTTTTCCAAATATTACACCAAGATGTTGTTCTTTGCCACAAAAAACACAATCACATAAGTACCAACCTCTCTGACCTGAAACTATTACATTTCTTAAGAGAGGTAGTACTTGGTCTTTTAATTCTTCACTTGTCATACAAAAATCTGTATTGTATCAATTCTTGCTTTTTCTAATAGTTTTAAACCAGAAGCATCTCTATATATGTCTTTATAAAAAACTCTTTTTATACCTGATTGAATAATCAATTTAGCACAATCAAAACATGGTGCCATAGTTACATACAAATCAGAACCATCAGATGATTGAGTTGATTTTGCAAGTTTAGTTATGCAATTACTTTCTGCATGCAAAACTTCTGGTTTTGTTGTGTTGCCACCATCTAACTCACAATCATTTTCAAAACCCGAAGGTGTTCCATTGTAACCACAAGAAATAACATTACCATCTTTCACTATTACAGCACCAACTCTTGACCTCATACAATATGACAGTTTTGAAAACTCAATAGCCATATTCATAAAGGCTACATTCAATTCATTTGCTCCCATTAGTAATTTCTTTTTTGACGTTCACGATTTTCTTTGTTTTTAGCCATATACATGTTGTACATTTCTTTATGTGTCATACCTATTGATATACCCATATTTAGAAAGAAGTGTAGTATGTCTACTATCTCAAATTTACACTCTATCTGGTCTGTCTCTGATAAATCAGAAAACTTAATATCACCATACTCATCATATCTCTTCTTCCATTTTTTCCAGATAGCATTTCCGCCACCATCTTTGATTCCACCCAAAGCATCTGTTGCTTCATGTATCTCATCAATTAATGAATGATTGTTCATGTGCCAAAAATTCATGATGTCCCTTAAAGACATTTCTTCAAACTTATAACCATACACATTTCTCTGTGTGTCTGCTTGTAATTCATAAATGTCACCAAGAGTATCTTTACTGTTTTGGTGTGTGTCCTCAATCACTAACTGAGAACATGTGTTGTCTGCATTCGCCATTTTTTAATTTTTTAAGTTATTAATAATTGTATGTGATTTTCCTAAACTGTCTATGAAACAATTTTCACCAGCACCAACAGTTTTATGTTTCCTGTTTTTATAACACTGAACTGTTCTGATAAATATACCTTTCTTTAATCTACCAGCATTATACAATTCAAGTAAATTATTATTGAAGACATCAAATGATTTTGATTTTAAATCATAAATATCCTTAAGCACTATTGTGTATGTTATTATTTTTGGTACACCCTCAATACTGCATTGTTTTACTATGAATGTTACTTTAATACCCCATTCACCTGACCAAGTACCAAGCCTTAATTTTGTTTTAGTAAAATTTACATGTTCTATTGCAACATCTGCTGTAAAATACTCCTTGTTTACAAAATCATCTGATGATTCATTTAGATAAATTTTTTCTCTTTCCATCTGTTTAATTTTATTTAGATAATTGATTCACACACCATTTAAAAAACCTATATTCTTCTGGTGCTTGTTGTAATACCTTTGTTTGTTTTGTTCTAATCACTTCTTCATACCGTGGAAGCACGTCTATAATAAACTCAACTTCTGCAACTGAAGATATTCTTGGACATACTATTTCTTCATATGTATTTTTACTTAATATGTAATTGTTATGCACAATATCTTTAACCATTCCAAAGTGTTGTTCATATACGTGAAATGAATCAGCTTTGTGTTTGTATGTTCCAATTTCAAGTTCTGGGTAATATGATTTCAATTCAACATAAACCATTTCATAAACAACGCTAAATTGGAACACATCAATAGTTGTACCTCTTATCAAATCATTCGACCTCATATTCACACTCATATTAAGTTTATTGTCTCTGATTCTAAAATTGATTGCATATGTGCATATCTTATCTTTTGAATCACTCATCATAACATTTGGTCTATTTATTATGATAGAAGCTTGTCTTGAATCCTTATCAGCAATCAATGTTCTTATAACATATTCATACTGATTTTCACCAAATATATATTTACCATAGTTTGAATGATAATAAGGTTTTTCACTGTTTTTTATTGTTGCCCAAAATTTAGCATAATGTTCCATCATTAAATCATTTGGGTCTCCTTTAAGATACCAACATAATTCTGCAACCAAATACTTCAATGATAATTTCCTTTCACTAAATGAACAAAATCTATTTAGTGGGTGTATTGAAAACATATAGTCTTCAATTTCATTTGTCTTTTGTCCTCTTGGAGAAAAATCTTTTCCGTCTTTAGTAATATCAATAAAGATATTTAACCATTCTGTTCTGTTGTTCATATAAGTACGTTTTTAAAATATTGTGAATAAGATTTTTGTGAACCACCATTTAATAATATACTTGTTGGGTGTGCATACTTAACAAGTATTGATTTGTATTCATATGGCAAATTTTCTAAAAGATATTTATAAGTTATGTTACCAAGAGCTATTATTTTTAAAGGCTTCATCAATTTTATTTCTTCCATTAAAATTGGAAAACAATTATGAAAATCTTCTTGTGTTGGTTTATTTTTTTCATTTGCATATTTACATAAATTAGTTATGTAAGGAAAATATTTCAAATACCTTTTATTATCAAACAATGCTCTTTTAAGAATGAAAGATGTTTGTGCAAAAACAAAACTTGGTTTTAATCCACCTTCAACAACTGATTTTCCAAATTTACCAGGTGCTTCTCCAACTATCATTAAATTACCTTCTTTAAAATATCCAATTGGATGACTCCTTGTTTCAAGAAATGCCTCATCTGTATCAAGCATTTCTATATACTCAAATATTTTATCAGATAATTCCTTATTTTCAGTAAACAAACATGATGTTGTAAAAAAATGATTGTAAAACCATGCATCATTATAACAATCAATTTTTATAGACCTTCTTCTATTTGAAACAATGTTATCAAATGCAAAAACCTTTTCTATTGATTTTCTGTATTCACCATATGTATCTGGCATCTTAATATCTCTATATAAAAGAAAGTGCGTTATAGCATCAACACCATCTTTGTTTAAATCAATTTTTATTGGTTTACAATATGCTTTATTTAGAATATTTATCACATTGTGTTCCATGTATTTTAATTGTGATATTTTATCAGGTCTAAAAACCTTATCTTCACATACAATATTTAGTGGGTAAAATTCTATAACATAATCATAAAGATTTTCAAAAGCATATTTACACGCTTTCTTAACTTCCTTCAATAGACTATTGTATAAAATAAAATCATCAGTACTTAAGTTGTTTTTATCAACATAAAATATTAGATAAAATAAACTGTCTGTGAGTGCTCTGTCTATAAGTATTATTTTACCCGTATTGTTTTCTATAAGTTCCTTTTCTCTTTTTATCTTATCTAAAATAACTTCACTTTGGAACTTAAGATAATCAGAAGGATTTTCTCTTATTTCATCTATGGAAAATATTGTTTTATCTCTTACATTTTCAGTAAGCATAACACATAAATCACCAAAGAATTTTTTGTAATATTCCATAGTGGTTGACTTACCAGAAAAACAACCACCTGAAAATGCTATGACTAAATTATTGCTCTTCATATACAACTACATTTATTGACACATTTTTTACAAATACATTATCTGTCGCTTCTTTGTTTTCGAGCTGTCTTTTATGTGTTTCTGCTACATCTGACAGCGTATATGCTATTGGGAAGCCATGATAATTATAACTTGTGTTAACTAAACACTTTACATTCCAAATATCCATCTTTTCAAGCAATGTTTTTATCAATGAATCTTCTGTAATTGCTTGTGGTCTTCCAGAATATTTTTCTTCTGTTGGGTATTTATGCATTACACCTTGATACAATTCATAAGAAACATGTTGAGCATAATCATAAGTTACAATCATGTACTCATCAGAACCAATTACGAGTAATGGTAAATCAAGACCAAAGAAAAAATCTATATTGTCTTTCAACATTACTGGTGCAAGTGGCATCACTTCATTCCTATTATTTAATGCATTGTTTGTTTCAGAAAGTGTTTGTTGTGGCATGAACAATGATGATGTGTTACATAATGCTCTTGGCCCAAATTCCATTTTGTTCTGGATTAAGTTTACAATCTCACCATTTATTATTTTTTCAGCCATAAAATAAGCACACTCTTCCTTATTTGTAAAATGATATGTGTTTGGTAAATTACCAAGTGTTTCTTCAAATGTTTTAAGAGATACATCTCTTTTACCCCAAAGTAATTTATCACTCCATGGAAAATTAGAAAAGTTCTTTTCATAAAAACCAATTGATGCACCTTGGTCACCTGCGAGTGGCATTGCACAAAATAAACCATCTGTATGTTTTAAAATCTTGTTATTGAGTTTTACATTATAAAATAAACCACCAGCAACTATAAGATTTTTTATGTCAAGTTTATAAACTATACCTGTGATTATTTTTTCCACAATCTGTTGAATAAAATAACCAATCAAAACTCTTGTTTTAAAATCAGTCTTATCTGTTATACCAAAAGAATTTGTAAGTAATTCAAATTCTCTATGAAACATTTTCTTCACCGTGTTTAATGTATCAACGTTGATAAATTCATTATTAAGTGAAGGTTCTGTGTGTGTATCATAACTTAATTTGTTGTATCGCAAAACCAAATCATTAACATACAAATCAATTGTTGTTATATCCTTTTCACTAAAAAATTCTTTTATGTGTGATTCATAACCAAGGAATTTATATTCATCTTGATTTTCTTTCATACCAACAAATGATGTTGCATATTGATACATCAAACCAAGTGAATTTTTGTAACCATATACTTTCTTCACATTCTTAACACTCATCTCTAAAGTTACTTCATTAAAGTCAAGTTCATATATTGAAACAACTTCTTCTTTATTACCAAAACCATCTGCTACAATAATATGTATCTTACCATCATAACCAGCACACGTTCCACTTAAAAAATGATATTTAAAAAATGAAGCAGCAGACCAAGCGTGTGCATCGTGGTGTGTAAATTGTGGTGTATGTGTTACAATTGTACAACCAAAACCTTGAAGCATTTTTAAATACTCATTGTCATTGTATTTCAAATCACTTTCAACAGATGTGTAAGTTAGATTATCATACCAATGTGTGATACAAACATTTGCACCATGCAACTTATTTATACCAACGTTTTTGATTATTTCTTCTATTGCCCCTTTTGGAAAAGCAGAAGAAGACTTTATCTTGTCAATTCTTTCTTGCTCATATGCAATAACTTTTTTTGTTTCGTTGTCAACGAATATGGCACTTGAATTATGCCCAAGACTTAATAATAATGTGTTTTTCATTTTTATAAATTTAATCGTTTGTAAAATAAAATTCTTCTAATGTTCTTTTCCTATCATAAAATCTATCTGTTTGATATGATTGAAATATTTTTATAACTTGACCTCCTTTTTGTTTTCTTAATTTATCAACATACAATCTCATAATACCATTTCTATATTCATCTCTTGTTTGATTCAATGTAACAAATGCACTGAATGGTTCAACAACATTTTTAAACTCTGATACATTATGTCTTGTCATAACAAAATCAGGGTCTTCCAATAATGCTGGTGTAATATCATTAGCTTGTGTCGCTGAAACAATTCTTGTTTTTAATTCTATTGCAACATTCTTAATTGCTTTACCGAGTGCTCTTCTTCTTGACCTTTCTCCTTCATTAGAAGTCATATATTTTTTACCATCACCAGGCTCAAACAATTCAAAATAATCGAGAATGACTTCATCAATATGTCCTTCAGTTTTTTCAAGTTCAATAATTAGATTTCTAACATCTGCAATTGACACTGAATCAAACTGCTCATATGCATGAACTATTATTTCACCACCTAAACTTTTTATGTCTCTTATTACTTTTCTAAATTTAACCATTAGCTCATCATCATACTCACAAGTTTCAACGAGATAATTCATAACACCAGTCCATGTAGAATCATATCCAACCATACATTCTCTTTTTGAACCTTCAGCTTGTATATGTAAAACCTTATAACCTCTTCTTGCAGCAGAAACTCCATGCCATCTTAATAGTTTTGTTTTACCAGCACCTGACCTTCCAAGATATAACCACGTATCTCCTTCTTCAATACCACCAGAAATATCATCAAGTTGGTCAATACCAGTTGGCAACTTATGTTTCATTAATTCACCAGAATGCTTTTCTAATATTCTACCAGTATTTCTTTTTTCAAAATCATCAAACACTTTTGTAATGAATTTTGAATCTTCAAGTAATGAAAATGTTTGAATACCTACAGCATAATCATTCAGTGCAGAATATGCATTTTCTTTATCACCAGTATTATATATTTCAGCAACTTTATCGTATGCCTCTAAGAACATTGATTTCTTTATATATTCCTGTAAATAAAAAAGTAAATTTTCTTTTGTAATGTCTAATGCATCTTTAACATTAGATATTAATTCACCAACATCTGTATCATCTTGAAATGACTGTGATATAATACCATATGTTGGAATTTTTTGGTTGTTTTTATAATAATTGGAAACGTATTTCCAAAACTTTTTGAATTGTTCTGTTGGTAAATATTGATACTTTAAATGCTTAACAACAACATCTAATGTTTCCTCACTTTTCAGACACTTCTTAAACAATTCATATAAAAAATCTTCAGTTAAATTATTGTTCATAGCAGTAAATAAATAATAGTTCAAATATACAAAATATCGTTCTCAAAACGATTCTTAAATAAATCCAAAATTGAAATTATTTTAATTTCCATTTATAGCCATAACAAGTTTTAATTTTACCACTAATACATTTAGATATTCCAGCTGTAAATGGTTTTCCAACAATTGTTATAGCAGCTTCTGACATTGTATTGTGTTCAGCTATTAATTCACCAAAAATATTTAATTGTAAAACTTTCTTTGACCTTCTATTATTTTCTTTTATTTTTAATTTTGATTCTTGCGTATGATTTCCTATAAAACCTTTATTTCCTTTTGATTTTTCAGATATTTTTTTACGTGTTTCAATTGAAGGAGATTTTCCTAACCAATGTTTTGCATGATTTTTAGATATTTTTAATCTTGATTCTTCACTATGTTTTTTACCAAGAAAAGTTTTATTACCTAAATTACCTTCGCCACCATCACTTGAATTAGTGAGATTATAACCTAATTTTCTGTATTTATCAATATACATTATTTCATATTCTTGCCATTTATCATAAGGCACTTCTTCTATTAATTCAATAGTTGGTTCTAAACCTTCAGCAAGTAATTGTCTTATCCAATTATTCTTCCAACCTTCTTCTCCTCTTCTTGCTCTATTGATATGACAACGTAATCTCTTCTTAATATTATCAGCCTTACCAATATAACGTATCTCCAAAGTCTTTGGACACTTTAAAGCATATATAAAACACACAGTAAGCATATTATATGAATCCAAAATTAAATGATGAATTTACATACGTTGCTGCGCGAAGCGCTATCCAGAGTGCCATCGGACAATCGTCATTGCTCCCTACCCCCTCTAATTTTCCTTTCTCAGTCCAGGTAATAGAAGAAAGCTCCATACATATAATATCAGTGATGTCTCTTGAATAAGCATCTCCTCTTGGAAAACGTATTCTGTTTTGTTCAAATAAAACTGCAACACCAGGTAAACCATCTTGCAAATTATATTTATTTGTACCAGTATTGTGTTCTACAATTGGAAGATTTGCATCTCTCCCCATCTGTGCAAATAAAACTTGTGCTTGATTTGTTTCAACCATAATAATTTCAGGATTAAAATCCTGTTTTATTTTTTTCATCTGTGCTATCTGTTCATTATAAGAAAGCCCCTTACCTCTGAACATATTAAGCAACCAATAATTTCCCAAATCATCCACACCAAGAGTTATAAATACTGTATAGTCAGCACCAACATTCGCAGACATTGCAAAGTCACAACCAGTAACAACTCTTTTGAATTTTCTTGGAACAGACCATATATTTTTTTGTAATGTAAATTCATCCATACCGATGAATGATTTCTCAAGCATCGCCCATGGAAATATTGTTGATTCAGAAGATATTGGTCTTACTAAAATTTCTCTTGAAAAAATAGTAGAACCTTGAGATTCTTTCTTTTCAATAATTGATTCTATATTATGTCTATCACCCCAAAGTAATGTTCCATCTGGCATGATAGCTGGATATTCAAATACTTTCCAAGATTTTTTTGATTTCAAATCAGCATATAAATCTTTAGTTGAATATGGTGTACCAACAACACACACTTGTCCACCTGGTACAATCATGTTCATAATAACAGAATGGAAAAAATTTATATACTTATTTCTTTGTTCTTCAGAATATAAAACACTGTCATTTAATAAGTCATCACACACAATCCAACCTGGGTGAAAACCACGCATCTTTGAACCATATGATTTTACAACTAATGAAGCACCATTTTTACATGTGATTTCTGTTTCAGCCCATTTACCAGCATTTCTTCCAGGAAATAAACTTTCTTTTAAAATATCATTTTGCTCTATCTCTTCTTTAACTATACCAAGTAAATGTTTTGCTAAACCAAATTCATTTGTTATAATCATACCAAGTTTAGAATGTGACCTATCACTTATAATTTTTGAAGCGTAATTACTTGAAATAATATTTTTTGAATAACGATACATTTTCCATATTGGATATGCAAGAGAAAATGTAAATGATTTTGAGTGGTCACGAGCAGCTATGATACAAAGCCTATTGTATATCTGTAATAAATTACCCCATTCAACGTGATGCCAATTCATTTGAAATTCAGGTAAACAAGATTGTGTAAAATAATTGAAACTAAAACATCTTAATGTCTCTTCGACCGATTCAGTGAATCTGTCTAAATATCCAAATGTTGAAGATGTAAATTTTCCATTCTCATAAATTAAAATATTCTTTGTTTCTTCAAACAAAGTACCAAGAACTTTTTCAATATCTTTTTCATCACCACCAAACAACTCATCTATTGCTGCTGGGTCTAAATTGTCTATTAAAATATCTACTTGGTCATATATTGTTTCTAATTGATTTAAGGTTAGTGCTGACATAATTAGAGCTGAAAAGTACTTCTAAAATTTTGAGTTACCGTTGTAGATGTTCCACTATTTTCATTCCTTAGTGAACTTAAAAAATAATGGTGTAAATGTGTATTAGCAACAACATCTGGCATCGCTCTGTGTGCATCAACCAAATCATAACCTATATACTTACAACAATCACCAAGCTTATGTCCTTTTTTATTTGGCCATTTTAATCTTGCATCGTGCAATGTATCAATCATATAATCATCAGCATATTTATATAATTTATCTCCATAAATAGCAAATAATTTCTCAATAAATAATTTATCAAACTTGACTATATTGTGACCAACAAATACAGGTTTTTCACTCCACTTACCATGTTTCACAGTAAATGTTTCCAATATGTATTTCATTACATCAACTAATTCTTTTGCGTCAGCTCCTTCATCCATACATCTCTCATAAGAAAGTCCTGTAACTTTTGTAGCACCATCATCAAGAATTAAACCGTGATATGGTTTTACTATTGTTTCAAACTCAAACAATTTTTCAAAAGTAATTGGATTGTAAACTATACACGCAAATTCAGTGATAGGATTAACATCTGCGTTAAAACCTCCGGTCTCAACGTCAAAACAAATATTGTTAAACATGTTGTTATTTTTTAGGAAATAATCTTAATACTTTTACACCCATTGCATCATTATCTATATGCTTTAAAATTAACCCACCATATTCATCAGGCAGATAACCTCTTTTTGCATATTGATAAATGTCTTGATTGGTAAATTTCTTACCACTCTTCTTTTCACCAAACTGTGTGTTTAGTAAATCTCTCAATTTACTTGGTGTATAATCTTTTCCTTGTTTCAATACAACATTCTTTTCTTCCTTTTCCATTTTATAAAAATTTTACGTTATTGAAATCTACTAATTTTTGTTTTAAAATATTCCATTCCATATTCCTTTCACTTTCTGAATTATATGTTATCTCAATGTTGGCATATGGAACCTTTACGTTTTGTGTTTTATTTATGATGATTAAATACTTTGTACCTTTATTGTATGTTGTATGTTTAGAAAATGAAAATAAAGATTCAACATCACAAGTAAAGTCTTTTAATGTTACAAAATATTTAATATGTTTAAATGTTGGCTCAAGTGAATCATTATATGATTTCATCAGGTCTAACATATTCTTATCACTCATTTCCTTATAAGAGTTCAAAAGCAACATAAGGTTTTTATCACCTCCAAGTTTTTCAACTATTTGAACTATCTCTAAATATATGTTGCCATCAATTTCAGATATTGGATTTATAGCAGTATCATATGCCATATACCCATCGCAAGCCTTTATCAGGTTTTCTTCTAAATTTGGTTTTTCTTCTCTCTTTCCCATTTGCTCATAAATAGTTTAAAATACGCATTATCTGCTCTCTCCATATATTCTATCGCCGATTGAAAATTGTTTAATCTGGAGCGCTCCAAGTAGCTCCCATGCTCCCATATCGTATGACAGTCCATGCAATGATAAACAATATTCTCCTTTTCAGTCTCAAGTGATTCATTTTGTGATACAGGAATTATATGACTGTGTGTCAAACAATATATCGTTCCACAACCAACACATACATGCTCCCTCTCTTTTGCAATCTCATCATACACATTCGACTTTTCTAAATTCTTAATTTTCTTTTTATATGAAACTTTCTTTATAGCCTTTTGTTTCTTTTTAAATGTACCTCTACTATCAAGCCTTTCTCTGTTCTTTTTAGCACATAAATAATGTGTGTTATTTACTATGGCACTTTTATTACCACAATCACATTTTGAACAAAAATCAATTACTATTTTCATGTTTCATTTTTCTGCAATCAATAGAAAATTTACATTCCAAACAAGCTTCACAATTTTCACTGTATAGATTAGTAAATGATATGCAATTTAAAAAACCTTTTTCTGTATTTAAAAATCTCTTCCTTTCTATGTTATATATCTTTTCAAATTTTGATTCAGAATAATCTCCCTCTTTGAAATTAATTATATCATCAATTTCTGATTTAAAAATCTTATTCTTTTTACAAAACTCAAGAGAAAAATAAAGTGCATGTTCATTTTTATTTTTCCATCTCTCTATAGCAGTCGAACCAAGAACCATATTAATCATAACTTTTCTCCCACCAAATTTATCACCTTTGTTATGCCAATATTCAAAGTTATATGCAAAGAAATTAAAAAGAAAATCTGTACCAACAGAATGACTATATTCTTTATTTAGAAAATTTGCAATAAAATTATTTATCAAAGAACTTTGTTGCTTATTTGGTATAAACATATAGTCATCATATCTTATAATCTTACTAAAGAAATACTGATAAAATGTGACTATCTGCTCATACAAATTCATTAGCAAATATACAAAATATATCAGACTTCACAAAAATTTTAAGACCAATTAAAATATAACTTAATAGTTTCAAGTTTGGATTGATTCTGTAAATCTTCAATTGTTTGTGTAGAACAAAAATCTGTATTGTCAATTACTGACTGTTTGAATTTTCTTTTTATAAATAAACCAAGATAACCGTTTGCTGCTATATTACCAACATTTACTTTTGTAAGTTCTGTGCTTGGATTATAAAATGTGCAATAGTAAGGTGATGATTCTGAATTTTGCAATTGTTCAAAAACTGATTCATTACAATCATTAACAGTTGGAGAAACTGCACCTATAAAATAATCAAATAATGAATTAACGGGTGCTTCATAATAAATTGTCAAATCTGTTATTGCAACACCCGTATTTTTTATAGCAATACATTTTGTATCTGAACTTGCTTTCTGTAAACCATAATTAGTAACATCAGAAAACAAATTATTCAATACATCATTTTGTATCACAGTTGATGATATTAACCCACCTAAAGATTTAAATGCTTCTGTTTGTGGTGTTAAAAAAGAATCAGCACCAGTATATTGTAATAATATTGCCATATTAATTTTCCTTTAAAACTATTTCAATTACTTTATCTATAATAAATCCATTATTTTATTATTATTATAATTTATCCAAATATTGCCGCTATGATTGCTGCTGTAGCTAAAACTGCAAAAAATACACCCCATGCTATCTTTTTACCTTTTGAAATGCTCATTTTCTGTCCTCTTTATTTATTTTATTTTTAAGTATGTCTATTTCCTTTTCCAATTCTTGGTTTGATTTTTCTATTAATGAATTTTCCTCCATTGCTTTATTTATTTCTGCTTGTAATTCGTTTTTTTTATCTAAAATTTGTCGGATTTCTTCCATTTCTTTTTTCAAATCCTCATTGGTATTGGTAAGCTGGTTTGTGAATGATTTAATAGTCGATAACTGTTTTTGCAAATCTTCGATTACAGGGCTGTCTATTGATTTGGCTTCGTTTGGTATTATTTCGATCACCTCGCAATTGTTCAATATAGGAGCAAAATCACTATACATTGGCTCATCTGCATAGGCGCAATCCACTAACCAATAGTCTTTATACTCCTGCGGAATGATATTGCTTTTAGAAGATTTGTTTAAATCCTCAATTTTTTGCTTTTGTTCTTGTGTTAATTTGAAATACTTCATTATGAAACTTTGTGGTTTAATTTAGTGTGTAATGTTACCCATGCGCTGCGCAGTAATGCGGCTTGAATATCGGTTAGTGATTTGCCAAAAAAATACCCCCCTATCAATTGAACCGTTGCATTCCCTCCAATATACGGCAGCCCGAAACTCGGCACATCGGCAGTTTTTGCGGTGGATGCATTGCTGTAGGTGGTCTTTACGCCACTAATGTACAGGTCAACACTACTATTAGAACTCCGATTAACTATCAACGGAAAACCACTTGATAATTGCGAGGTGGTTATTTTGCTTCCATTTAACTGTATTCCAGTATAAGCAGGGTAGTTGGAGGAGTACATATACAAATCAATATTCCCTCCAATAACAGCTCTTGAGTTATGTGGGCCACCGGCAAGCCCAGAAGCATTATAAAACATACCGAAGCTGGCATCATCTAATCCAAATTCCGCAACATTTAAGGGCGAAAAATTACTGCTGATGCTCTTGGTTGTACTTACAACAGTTAGTCCCGCAGTGGCACCTGACATTATCCAATCGGAACTGATGTACCCAACATTGGTATCATAGCTAAGGCTTCCTGCAAGAGGAACATTACTGCCATCTGTATTGATAATTAAGGGAATGAACATGCTGGCAAATGTTTCTCCGAACATTACATTCATCCGCAGAATACGGCTTCTCATAGGTTTAATCTCCATCAAGAAATCATTCATAGCTTTTAAAACGAAACCGCTGGCAACGCCCCCTTTGTTCAGCCATACCATTAGTTCTGGCTCTATCGAAGCACTCATAAGATTATGCATTTCGCATAAAATGCAATCATTGTTAATGAATGTTAGCGTTATTACATTGATACTGCTTATTACGTAATCTGTACTGTTCTTTTTAAAAGTTTTTATGGGTAAAATGGGTTCGGTGCTGTCTTGGTGAAATATGATGGCTTTTGCGCCCGATACCGCATTAGTAAGATTATAAGTAATATTACCTGAAACCGCACTGCTTATATTTCCGTAATATTTTGAGGTTGTAAAATCGACCACTGTTATATTCCCGGCGTTAACCATGTCACTTCCTGTTACTGTAATATTGCCATCGCCAATAAGGCTTTGTCCATTCACGGTTTTAATATTAAATATAGCAGATAATGGAGTATTTACTCCATCTCCAATTATTGTTGTACCATCAACTATTACTGTTCCATCAGGACCTGGTGAAATATTTTGAATCTTTAAAAACAAATCTTCTACAATGTTCTTTCTAAGTGCACCATCATCTGTATTTAAAATACTACCAGGTAAAGTTTTACTTGTTATTGCAGCATCAATAGCTGCTTTTAATTCTGCTAATGTGTATTGTCCTAAAGTTGGCATGACTAAAATATCTGGTTTTAAATATACAAATTTAATTTTTAATTATAGGTATCTCCATAAACGTTACTGTAAATACCACTTTAATCGAGGTCTTCTGCTACACCACCAAGTAAAATAGTTAATATGCCTTTTTTATTTGGTTGTAATAAAAAATTTGATAAAACTATATCATCAAAGTCTTTGGCTATCATATTAACAAATGATAACTGGCAAGTACTTATTACAATGTCATTCTGTATACCTTTTTTAATATTTGCATTGTAAATTAATGATAATGGTTCATCTAAAGGTGATTCAACAAGAGTATGATAATTTACAATTACCATTTTTAATCTACCTATATTTAAACTGTTTGCAATATCATTAACTGAAAACTGAATAGTTGCTGCATTTGCACTTGTAATAACAGCTGTAAATACATTTACATCATGCAATTTAAAGACTGCATCATCATAATCTGCACCAATAATTCTGTTTAGTAGAACTCTGTTATTAGCAGTAAAATCTTGTGGATTTATTCTTACAAGTGTTTCAATGGCTACTTTCATAGTTATAAATTTACATATTTAGTTCCATTAATAAAATCACCTTTGTTATATTTAGCTAATAAATCTCTCCAATCATAACCAAATGTTTTTTCAAAATGAGGTAAGTCATTAAATGCTTTTCCCCATTTCATACCCAATGCAGAAAAAATAGTAGCTACTTCCATCCAATCAGAAATTAAATCACCATCCCAATCTTTTGCTGTGTCCCAGGAAATATCTTTACCATCAATCTGTAAACAATAATCAAATGCTAAACCATAATTATGAAATGATTGACCAGCTTTTGCTGCTGTTACTGTTGAACCAAGTGGTTTTTTTGATGTTACCCCTGTGTGACTTTTTTTTGTTCTACCTAATGCATACAAAGCATCTTGTTCTGGAAAAGTTCTCAATGCTTGAACTATAATCATATCAGACCTTCCACTTAAAGCTGCGTCAGCTTTATTTACACCATCTGTTACAAGTTGACGTATTGCTGGGTGTAATGTTGCGATTGCTTTTTCTGTTCTTATATTCATATTAATAAACTTTAAATATGTTTAATAGACCAAATAACAAACCAAGACCAACTCCTGCACCTAAACAACCAGCAATTTTATTATTCTGTTTCTTAATTTTCTTATTTTGTTCTTTGTATTCTTTAGAAAGCAAATCAAATCTCTGATTTGCAAAATCAACATTTTTATGCAGCTCTGTTTTCAGTGTAACCAGAATAGATTCCTGTTGCTTATATGTCTCTATCAAGTCTATCTTTGATTTCAACATCTCGTTCTTCAAAGAAATTATCTTATACAATGTATCTCTTTCCGCTTCACAATCATCCAGGTCTATAAAAACTTTATTAATGACTTTCATATCGTCATTAGAAAAACAACGCAAAGAATCAGTTCTTTTTTCTTGCCTTGATATTGTCTGTGAGTGTATTGTAAGACTGATTAATATCAGAGCTATCAATAAAACTATGTTTTTTCCCATTTTCAATTTTTATTTGGTTAATACTTTGTTCCAAGCTATATATTTTACTTGTGTTCTTAACTGATAACACAGAATCATTTTTATTTTTCTTCCTTAACTCCTCTGATATTTTTTCAAGTGAACCTTCAAGATTTTCTATTTTCTCATTCTGACTCTTGATTATAGAATCTAAAATTGGATTGTCTATAACAACAGAGCCTGTTGGTTTATTACAAGAACGCATTGATAAAAAAACAGATAGTGAAAGAACAACAACAGGTAATAATATTTTAAATAAAAAACCTTTGTTTATATCTAACCAATGTACTAATTTATTAGGCTGCTTTTTCATAATCATTTTTTTGTTCAACAATTCCAATTACTGATATTACACCTATGTTGTCTCTATTAACTATTGCTTTATAAACAACTTCTATTTTTCTCTTTGTTATTTGGTTTATTACAGTATAGTAACTTAATATTTCTCTGCCTGATTCTATTGCACTAAACCACTCTTCCTTTATTCTTTCCTTATCTTCTTCAATTACAAAATTTAACCAACCTAAACCAAGCATTTGTTCTTGTGTTGTACCATATATACTACACAAAGAAGAATTTGCAAGAACACAAAAACCTTTTTCATTGCTCTTAAACATTGCATCTTTAGAAAGATGAAAAGTTGCATCTCTTTCAACTCTTATTGTTTTGACATCTAAAGCTATTTGTTTTACTTGGTCTTTTATACTGCCACCACCATTTGGCTTTAATTCCTTTGAAACTTCTTCAAGACTTGAAGCTATTGTGTCTATATGTGCAATTGCCTTCGCAAGATTTTCTCTCCTTATCCTTGCTTCAGTTACAAGCGGTTTAATTATTTTAGACCATACACCATAGATTGCTAAAATTGCGGTCGCTAAACCCCCTACGCCTATTACTAATGTTTGAATTATTTGTGATAATGTTAGGTAGGTAGTTGATACTGGTGGCATAATTAGTTAGGATTTTCTTTATTTTCAATATTCTGTTCTTCTGTTGGTGGTGTTAAAAGCTGAGATGGAGTATATACTAATTTTGCAATATCAGTAACACTCACAGCAACTATAACACACATAACAATTACCCACAAATGAAATTCTATTTGTGTAAGTAAGGTTATAAGTTCTTTTGTGATTTCTCTTTTAAAAAGAAGAGTAAGGCAAACTATTAATATAACGGTTATAAGATAAAATGATTGCAATCCAACAAATCTCCTTAAACTTGCTGAGGCATTATCACTTAAAATTATTGAAAGCCATTTCTTCATTGGAATATTTATCTAAGGTAAAAGTAAATATTCCTTGTAAAAAAAATACTTATAATTATACCTAAATATTTTTAACCAACTTCTTCTTCTGGTGGTGGTGCATATGTTTTTACACTTATTGAAATAACAAAATCATCAGTTAAAAGATTTGTTACTGCATCATATACCCTAAATGTAAATTTATTATCAAAATCTGTAACCAAATTTGGTGAAACAATAACTTGACTAACACCATCTGATTTGCAACCAGCGGCATCTAAACTTCTGTAACCAACTGGAAAATCACTCTCAGTGTCAACAACTGGTGTTGATGTTTCAATTCTATAAACACCATCAGATATTCTATACAACAAAGGTTCAGAAGCTAAATTAATATCATTCTGCCATTGTATAAAAACATGTTCTGTTGGGTGACCAGTTAATTGACCTGAAAACTGTTTATATGGTGCTAATGCTATATTAGTACCAATTATTTTCCAAACTAAATCAATCACATCATAATAATAATGTTTGTTAACACCTGGTGTTGTGTTATACCAAATCATCTTTGTGTTTATTGGTGGATTAACACCAACATGTATTGCTTTTATAAGACCTAAATTTTTAGTTAATGGTGGCATTGTTTTTATTTTTATGATGCTGGGTTAGGAGATGAAACTGATGATACATAACTTATATAGTCTGATTTTAGTGACTGCACATCTGTGTCCATAACACTATTAAATGCAGTCATTGTATCTGTATACAATGATGTTGTTATATCAAGCGTTACACAACCTATTGTTAAAATATTTCCAACAGTATATGCGCTAAAATCAAAACCATTTTTTAAGAAATAAACTTTCTTAGATGTTTCAATTTCAACAACATCTATACCATCTCTTCTTGGCACTAAAGTGTATTTATCTAAAATATCCATATTATTACAATTTCATTACATAAGCTAATGTATAAAATGGTGGCCTATTTTCAATAGCATTTGAATTTAAACCATCATCCTGTGCATCAATATTTATTTCACCATTACCAGTATTTGCATAATCCCAACCAACAGGTGAACCACCAGCAGCACCACCATCCATTAAGTTACCATCAAGATGTGTATCTCTATGTGTTATATCAGTTGCTCCACCAGTATCTGCTGTATATATAGCAGCCCAATCAATTGCACTATCACCTGGGTTTACTGAAAAGAATCCATACTTATGTCTATGTGGTGGTATAGCACCTCTTGCAAGAATAATTTTTTTACCATCATTTGCTATCTTATAATCAGCTAATGAACCAAGTGTTTGTGTTGGACCAACTTCACCTATAGAAGCATATTCACCTTGAGCATCACCACCAACACCATAATAACCAACAATAAATCTGCCTCTTAAATCTGGTGTTCCATTATTACCATTACAAAGTGCCCATCCAACCCATTCTCCTGAATAACCCAAACCAGTTCCATCAAACTTTCCAGTTAATGCACCACTATACATTATTATTCCACCTTGACCAAACATACCAAGTTCATGTACATTATCACATATCCAATCAGTACCATCATAAACAAATTCTTTTCTAAAACCATACTCAGAATTATTTATATATGCAAGTTCTTGTGCAGTTATTGTGTGCAACAATGTGTTGCTTAATGGACCAACATAATCAGTAACAAACTTTATTGATACACCTGGATTTAATATGAAATTTTTCTTTAACCAAAAAACAAATCTGTTACCATTTACACATGGAGTATTGTCTGCCCTGTTTTTGTCAAGTATGATAAAAATATCAGAAGCAAATGAAGCAATTGCTGGTACAGTTTCATAAACCTGATAAGTTCTATTTACACCAATTTTTGTTTGATATTCTGTTGTTAAAACATCAAGTGTTCTGTGCTCAACACCTGGTAAATCACCAAGATAAATTATGTTTGTTATAACTCTGCCATTTTGTGGATGAGGTATTATCTCACAAAAACCATTAGTTGCATGACCAACATAAGGTTTTAAAACTCTGTCAATTAAAAGTGGTTTTAAATCACCAACATCATCAAAAGAAGTTTCTGTATAATACCCAATTGTATCATTAGGAAATGTCAACCAACCAGAAAAATTCTTTTGTGATTTATATCTGTACTTAAGATTGTAGCTATATGGATTTAGCTCATCAACAATTCTTAAATAAATTTTACCATGAGAAAAATGTATTGGGAAAACAAATCTTTCTTCTATTTGTTTGTAATACATTGTTGGTGGAGCAGCTGTGTCATAAGAAGACATTATTTCAATCTCTTCAACATCTGGTACAATATGTATTTCATCACCAATTGTAAAGTTGTCAATGTCTAAAAAGTCAAGAACAATATTTATTTGGGAACTTATTTTTTGTGACGATATTACTGTTGAATATTTACCGTTTTTTGCATACAATCTCCAACCATTAAAATAACCATCAGTATAAAACGTTAAATCATTTTCTTTCAATATACCACCTAAACCTGTATTGATTGTTATCTTATTAGTTGATGTATCTATTGACCAATTTGAACTTCTAAAACCCCAAGAAATATTAACTTCATTCTTATCTCTGAATGTTGTTTGTAAATCCCACTTCACAGACTCAATACCAATAACTGGATTTTGTGTTCTGCTTACGAGAGTCATCTCATAGTCATCAGAAGTCTGCCAAAATTCAGTTCTTTTATCTTCTATGATAAGATTAGCGCCATCAGATTTTACACGTGCTAAATAGAACTCTAAACCATCCACTTTAACTGGAGCAATGTTAGAGCCTGAAGGACTTTCTGCTTCTAAAGTTATTTCAAAAGAATCATAACCAAATATAAATTTATCTCCACCTGGAACAACATATCCAGGTTCAAATGTACCAACAACTTTATATTGTAAATTTGATTCATTATTAAACACACCAACCAAAACTGCTGTTTCATCATCTGTAACACTCAACACTTCATATTCATATGTGTTACCCAAAGCACTTGATGCAAATTTTATTTTAGCTGGGAAATTTGGTTGCCCCCTTAGAACTTCTGTAAATTTTGTACCAACTCCTGATAAATTTCCAAACTCATCTATTGAAACTGTTCCAACTTCTTCATTTATCTGTTTGTATTTTATCTTTATCCAATACCATAAATCATTTACTGGAACTGAGACAATTGAAGTACTATCAGATGAAATAATATCACCATTTTTATCTATCGCTCTTCCACCATTTATCGCAACAGAACTTACACTATAATTTTTTACCTGTAAATTATCAACAGCTTCAAGATAACCATTTGCATAACAAAAACCCTTTATTAAACCAAGTCTTTTTGTATGAAATAAAAGTTCCTGTTTGTGACCAGCATCAACTAAAAAATAAAGCAATCTGTTTAGTTCTGCTTTTTCCAAAAAAAGATTTTCACTTATCTTAAGTCTCATTTTATTTAATTATAATTTTCTGCATAAACTGAATTATAAATATAATTACTACCACTAATTTCACCACCAATAACATTTAATATTAAATTAGAATTATATGGGAGCAATTTTCTTCTTATTTTATAATCCAATTCTTCTTCCGATTTATTTGTCTGTTTGTTTGTTGTATACAATTCAAGTAAATTTTGTGTCTGTATAAAACCTAAACTATAATTTCTACCAAGCATTCTAACTTTTAACTGTGCAAGAACTATAGATTTTGTTTCAACAACAACACCATTTGTTGTCTTGTTTATACACAAATATGGTATAATCTGATTAATGTTTTCTGAACCAAAACGTAAATTATTTCCAATTCCAGCATTAGTCAAATTATCTGGGAAAGATATATCACCTGTACCATATGGATATATTATACCTCTGTATGTATACCAAATATCTTTTTTAGGTATTACAAGTCCTTCAAAGAATCTATTTGAATCACCTGTACCATCAATCTTTTCTGTTGTATATATGTTTGCATCACAATCAAAACAATCTACGCCAAAATCTATTGAGTGAATTGGTTCATCACCAATTCTTTTAACCATTATTATTATTTCATATGCTATATTTGGAGACACAACTATTGCTTTATCTAAATCTGATGTTGGCATTAATTCTACACCAAAACCAGTTTTATCACCAATAGTCATAGTTGCTGCATCATCAAAAACAAAAGTATTTGAATTTAATATTGGGTCAGCAAAAATAGATTGAAATTCTGGATAAAATCTTCTGTAATTATCAAAACTGTTCACATACATAATATCTTTCTCATAACCCTTATTTAAGTCATGAAAATTACCTTTATATAATGGACTACATTTACCAACACACCAACCTATTTTATCTGTATCACAAAGATTCAATATGAACTCATCACACGCATCTGTACATGTTATTCTTAATAGTTCACCATCTATATCAACAACTGAACCATCATTATTCAAATCACCTTTTTTTTGGTATATTTGTTTTGTACCACGTTTTCTTATCTCTTCAAAATAATGCTCTGATATATATTGCAAATCCTCAAGAGTTGTTTCATTATCACATACAAGAATATCTTTCTGTTTTAGGTATTCAATCAACATATCTCGTTGCATAAACAACGTATCATATTTTGACATATATGTTACAAACATTGCAAAGTAACATGATATTGCAGACCAAAAAGAAATATAGTCTTCATCATCAATATCTATACCTCTATCAATGTATTCTGGTATGATACCTCTTTTGTATAATTTCTTTAGAAGATTAGAACACAACTGTGCTGTGATAAAATTACCACAACCAAGTCCTCTCATAAATGTTCTATTCAATATTGATGATGAACATGTGCATGGAACAATTGTACCATTAATTGTTATAGAAACAAATTCAAGAAGTCCAGTATTATCAGTACCAGATCGTGTGTATTGAAATTGAAAATAAACAATGTTATTTATAACATTTCCTTGTATAGTTGAAATATTTGTATTATTCAACTCCATCCAATCTGTGAAAACAAGATTGTCTTGACTTGCTCTAAATTGCTTTGTAAAAAATCTTGTTCCAGATGTACCTATAATTGAATCAACAAAAGATGTTATTTGAACATAATCTGCTAACACGCTAAATTGCGTCTCAATCAATAGAATATCACCTATTTCTGAACAAGTATTCCCTACAACAGCCATTTATTATTGATTTATAATAGCACTAACAACTGGTCTGTAAACAGTAAATTTAAAAGTTGTATCATCTTCTGGGTCTCCTGAAAAAACAAGATTCACTGCACCTGCAGCTGTAACTGCAGAAGATACAGTTCTTGATTGAGGGTTAGCAACTAATGTAACAACACTTAATGTGTCAGTTGCTACTACATCTTCTAAAGCAACTGTTTCGTTTGCATCACCACCAACTGTTGTGTAAGTTGCTTCTGGTACAACAGTATTAACTAAACCAAAAGCAGCAACATCAGCTGCAATCTGTGTTGCTAAAATTTCAGTACCAACTGGATAACCAAAGTAATTTTTACCTTGAATTTCATTACGTAACCTTGCGTAAATTGGGTCAGTTTTTGGTCTTGTTTGTTCAATAGAACCAACAATAATAGATAATACACCTTGTGGTTCATCACTTTTTTGTACATGACCTCTGATTCTTAAAAAATCTGTTCCACCTGTTTCAGATAAAACGATTGTTGCTGTTTGTGAAGCTTTTGGATATGGCATTGTTTTTGTTTTTAAAAATTATAAATTAATTCACCGTTTTCATTAATTGAGTATTTATTGGAGAGCTCATGTAAAACTAATAAATTTCCGTTAATATCTATGACAAAATCACAGTCTTGTTTGGTAGATATTAATAATTCACCATCTAAACCTGGTGTACCATCAAAAATCTTAACCTCTTCAAGAGTTTCAGCTCTGTATGTTTTGGGTTCATTAGTATCAAATAAAACAGTTGCAGATAAACCTGTTGTTTGTTTTATTTCAGATAATGAAGATACTTCTATTTTCTTTTCCATTAGATATTACTTAATAAATCAGACTGATATGCAAAATCAACTTTGTTTGGGTAGTAAATTGGATTAAGTGTGCCAGAGAAATTGTTTATTATATTACCATTCAAATCAAGCATCATAAAACCTCTTACTCTTGGTAATGTATTTCTTGGAACTAATATGTCTTTATCTGGATAAAAATATTTATCAGCAACATATTTAACACCTTCAGTTCCTTTAACTATTTCAAGTAAATTATCCCACTCAACCTTATTTTTCCAATTCCAAAATCTATAATCAAGTTCTTTATTTAATGCTACTTGAATACGTTTTCTTACATCATCCAAATCATAGCTGTTATCAATATCAACACGCATTGAAATATCAATAGGGAACCAATCAATATTTTCAAGCACAACATTTACACTACCCAAATTATTTGAAAGTCTTTGTTCAACAAGTGATAAATATTTATCTGCCTTCACGAGTATATCATTCAATTCATTTACAGTTAAATCAATACCATTTACAGTTGCGATTGCAAGTCTTATTTTGTTGTCTGAATTGTAGCCATAATTAAATACTCTTAACACATTCGGGTTTATTTTTATAAATACTTGGTCTAAATACGTCAACGTTTCTCTTGAGAGCTGATTTGGTTCAGTTTTTACACGCTCCCTGTACAAATCATCGTTCTCCGTATCCATGCCTCCAGTTGCTGTGTATTCATTTATACAATATGAATGACCAGAAGGAATTGGATTTACTTTATTTATTGATAATGGTTCAACGTTTGTATCAACACCAGCTAACTGACTTCTAACTTTAGCATATATAAAACCAAAACTTGGAACAACAACATCTTCTTCTAAATCAAAAACAACACCCTGATTTCCAGAAAATGTGTGTATGCCTGCAGTATATATTGTACCTGGTGCTGCAAACAATTTTATATACATAGAACTTTTAGTAGCAGCTATTCTTGGAGATATACCTCTTAATTTAGCTATGTTATCAAGATAAATTCCATATGCTGAATCAGGAAATAAATGTGCTTCAATTACTGCAATGTCTTTTAAAACTTTTTGCCCTATTTTTGCAACACCAAAAGATACACCATTTAAAACAGATGCATCAGATACTTTTGTTACCTTATCTGTTTTGTTTAGTAGTGTCTCAACAAAAATCTCTTTGAGTTCTTCTACTGGTATTACTTTAGTTATCATACAAGTGTTGTGCTATTAATTAATAATTTATATTTTGTGTCTACCTTAAATTCAAGATAAAAACCATCCTGTTCAATACGAATATCTGTAACCTCAAAACTACTAAATAAATCATCTGTTTTAAACACCTTTGTCATTTCTCTTATTATTGATGAAAATGCTAATGAACCAAGATTGCTTCCAACATATAACCCTTTATCTATACCAATCATTCTAAATTCTGGTATATCACCTTTAGATAGGTTAGATAATATTTTTACAGTTTGATACACTGTTTCTTTATATGATAATACCTTTAAATCATCATCAAGAAATTCCAACTTTTTCTGTATATCAAGACCGTAAATTTTTTCATCAATCATATTATCTATGACCGATGTTACAAAATTATTTGCAAAAAATTCTTTGTATAAAATCAAACCATTTCCACCGTCTGTATCATACTGAACCTCAAGCAAATCATTTGTGATTGCAATATTGCTCCAATCATCACCACTGTTACTATCACCAAGTATGTTCTCAGAAATATCTTCAAGTGTTTGTTCAGAACCAGTAACGTATGTATGTGCAAAACCTTTTTTAAAATTAAAATCAGTTCTGCTACTTCTTAGGTATTTAGATAGTTTACTTGTTGTTTGCAGTTTTGTTCTTATATCATCTAAAAAATCTATAAGCTCCCAATAACCAACAGAACTAAATCTCGCACTATGGTTTTTAAATTGGTCATTCAATCTATTAGCTTGTAATAAAAGTTCTTTATGTTGTTTCACATATTTAACTTCTACCTTAGATATTGAACCATTAAAAAATGAAGCAATGTTTGGATAACCATATTTGAAAAAATCTTCACAGTTATCAAGATACTGTTTCAAAGGAAACTTAGTCATTGATTCAAAATCTATTACAAATTTTTCCAACATTATGTTTTCTTTTTAATTTCAATTTTTGTTTTTGAATTTGTCACATTCCTTGTAAGATTAGATATTTCACCAATAACAGAATTAACAGTTTTGTTAATGTTGCTAAACATTAATATGTTTTTTATTGATTTGTTATATCTATCTTTACCACCAGGTATAACATCTTCTGCCATCGCCAAAGACTTGAATGTAAGATTGTAATTCCACATCATGTTGTTTTCAATTGCTTGTGTGATTGTTATATCTGTACATTCAACAAGATAATTATTACCAGATGCAAGATTGTAAAAAAACAACAGGTAACCTTCAGAACCATGCGACATTCTTATAATTCTTTCAAGATACTTTGTGACACCATATCCTGTTTTTATATAGCCATTTAATTGTTTATCTTTGTTTGCACCAAATGATTTTGAAAAATTAAAAGCAGCACTCGCATCACTCATTTTATTTGGTGTCAACATCAATCTAAGTTTTCTACCAAATGTCCCAGAAATATTTATAGTATTAATTGGGTATGATGTATTCTTTATTGAAACAACAGAATTTACTGTCTTTTTTATATTCACAAAACCAGACGTTGTTTCCTGCATATGATTTGGCATAACAGGAAATATTAAATTCTCAACTATATTACCTGAACCATCTACAAGCTCAAGAGAACACATGTAATATTCAAACTCAGAAGGCCACTTAGCATTCAAAAAAGACCTTACTGCACCAGTTCCAACCTGTGAAGCTATTCTTCCCAAATTTAAACCTGCACTTTGTAATAAAGGATTCATTGTTTAAAAGTAAATTATTTTATTATATAACCTATCACCTTAATTGGTTTAAACAGGTAAATTTTTAGGTAATGATGCAAGTAATTCAAGTACTTTATTTTTAGTTTCTTTAACTACTTCATTTTTTATTTCCATAGCTACTTTAGTTGCTGCCTGCGCTGAAACTGTACCAGCATAAGAAGGATTTGGTGTTACTGGATTTGCAGAAGAAATTAATGTTGTTGTAATTGTTGCAATATTCTTTGCCTTCGCTGCAACCTCATTTGCAACAACAACAGCTTCATTTGAATTAATTGAAACAGCTGCTATTGTCATAATACTCGCAATCATTGGATTTTGTGTAACCAAATTTGGATTTTTTTTAACACCATCTACCCATTGTTTTGACATAGATTTTAAATCCATATTCTTATGAAAAGTGATTTTAAATCTTTTTCTAATTTTTTCTCTTTCATCAAGTTCCTCCATAGCTTTTGTTTTCTTTGCCATATTAACCTACTTTTATTTTTTTTGAAACACCTATTTGAGATACATCTACTATTTCATTTGCACCAGGTATTTTTGAATATAAAACCTCTTGGCCACCACCAATAAATATTGGTTTTTCACCAGCATCAATATTTACACCTGAATCATCCATAGAAATTGTATTTTCACCCGAAACTATATCTATATTTTTATAAGTCAAAAACTTAACACCATTCTCACTTATTATAAGTTCATTTTCAAACTCATCCTTATAAATTAATCCAACACCATCTTCATATGTCAAGTCAAGTTTCTTTTCGCTATTTTTATCAACTACAATTAATTCAAGTTTTTTATCACTTCTCAATGTCAACTGCTCTGTTGAAGATACTGTTGTTTTACCAGTAACATAAACATTTAATTCACATGTCTTATTATCATTTATAATGTTTAAATTAAGCGTCCCAGGCATCTCAGAATCGCCCCTAATATGAATATCGATTGTTGCATCGTTTGCTCTTTTTGATACTGTTATATGTCTTCCATTGCGTTCAAGCAAATTATGTGTTGATTGCTCCTCTAAAGCCTCATAGTCATCTGAATATTTAAACACAGCTATTATTGCTGGTTTATTAAATACAGGAACATTTACCCACATAACTGGAGAACCAAATGATTTGTTATCTTTTGGGAATTTTATTTTTTGCATTGAGTCAACATCAACAAACACATTATGAAAAAAACCATAATGAATACCACCAAATATAGTTACTGAATTTGTCCTATAACAATCTTCAACATACTTGTCTCTGTCTATATCATCTGGAATAGCAATATAACCTATACCAGCTGGTAAGTTACCAGTTTCAATTCCAAGTGGTGTTATTGTTTCATCTATTGTAAACATATATTATAATTGTCCTGAATTAATAAAGAATTTAAAAACTTCCATGTTCACTCTCCAACTCCCGTCTTTTGGAGCTTTCAAATCTTCTGATTTTGTATTTTCTTTTTTGTATGTATTGAAAACATAAATCTCAACACGTCTGTTTTGTGCTCTACCTTGTTGGGTTAATTTTTTATTTGTTGGTTCATAATCAGTTCTAATATTTAATCTTTCTGATAAACCACTAATTTCATCACTACTTACCTTATATTTATCAGCATATCTTTTTAAGATTGTTTGTTGTGTTGAATAAGCTCTTTGATAAGCTAAACTTTCTCCAATACCCAAAAAAGATTCTTTATTTGAATCATAAAAACCAATCAAATCAAAACCAACATTTTTATACTTAAAAGCAATGTCAAGAAAGTTATCAATATTTCTATCATTAGTATCAATATCAACTTGTGTTATTAAAATCTCTTCTCTAAAATTTGCTGTATAGTCTTTACTTAATTGGTCAGGTGAATATGAAAATTCACCTGGATTAAATTTACACATTATATGATTCAATGTTGTATTTACCTCTTTAGCTTGTGCTTGTTGTTGCAGTTGTGTTGATGTTGGTATGTATTGATTATCTCCAAAATTTATGATATTAAAATAGTTCAAAGAATTTTCATCTGTTATTTCTGAATCAACATAATTTTTAATCATACCTCTACTTACCTGTATTGTTGTAACCCTTTCCTTTATACTATCAGAAGTTGTAAATGAATTTGAAACACTGTCAACATAAAAATATTCGTTTGTTTTTTCAAGATATATTCTCATACCTCTTTTAATTCTTCTATCACCAACTATTGTTATTGAGCCTGTTCTTGTAAATGGTAAGTAAGCATGTGTTTCAACTATAAACCTTAAATCTTCCAATAAATACTGTGACTGTACTTTTTCTCCATTTCTTAAAAATGAAATATAGTTAGATGTAACACTTAAAGCTTTGCTTCCCCATATCTCTGCATATGGTGCAAAGAAAACAGCTGTTTGATATTGATACATATTTGCTTCAACACCTAAATAATTTCCATCTGGTATTAATTGATACCATGAATATATTTCTTCCTGATTCCAACTTAAATCAAAATTTAATAACACATCATTCTTAATATCTATCGTTACAAGTGATGTAAAAGATTTTAAAGTAAATGGTGGTTTTCTAACTATGAAATAAAATTGGTCTCCATATGTATCAGTAAAAAATTCAACAAATGGTTTTTGACAAATCTTATTTACAAAATTTAATAAACTGCCTTGCATAAAAGATATTGATGTATCATTAATCATTCTATCTTTTACTTCATCGTCAATAATTAATTTTATTATTTGCCATATTCCTGGTGCAAGTTCTTTTGTGTTTGTAACCTCTGTTATTTCATCAGTATAATTTTCATCATAACCTTCAACATTTTCTTCATCAATAATATTCTGCCCACTAAAAGCATTTACAAGAATTGCAGCATTTTTTTCCCATGTTTTATATGCAAGTGGAAAAGCACTTCTTTGTACCCATTGACAACAACTGTGTAAATCTATTTTGTCTCTGTTTTGTAAATGCAATAACCCCTTTATACCTTTTGGTTTTCTACCTAAAAAAAATAACTTAGCTGCTACTTGTGGTGTTAATAATTCTGCTGTTGTATCTGCCCACCCCATTGAAATACGTTGTTGAAATAAACCAACTGAATCATCATTTATTTTTGTTTTCTTTGATGTATTATATAATCTTGATTCTTGCATTGCAGTCATTAAAGCTATCACAGCATCTCTTGCATTTCCACCACTCGCAAGACAAACATCATAAATAATCTTAGCATTTCTAAGTTGTTCTTGGTCTATTACTGTATTATCAATTTTAACAGCACTTAAATCCCCAAAAGCAGATGTATTTTTTAAAACAGGTTTTACAGCATATGTGTATATTATAAAATCATCCTGTGTTTTCTTTACAGTTGTTTGATATATTTTATTAAACTCAGTTCTTCTATCACCATAATACTCAAACAAACTATCTGGACATATTTGAATATTTGAAAGTGTATTGACAAGAAGATTCATTACATATTCTATTGTTCTTGCTGTTGGATTAAACAATGGCATTATCATACCAGTTACACCAACTCTATTCATTGCTTTTGAATTTCCATTCCAATTATTAGATGTGTTACCTGCATCGCCACTTTTGGATTGATTTATAAATATACCATCACTTTGTTTGTTGTCAGTGTAAGAGTTCATAAAGAAAAATGAACCATCATCAATCAATAATTTTATTAAATCTCTACCAGTTATATTTATTGTCATATCACCACCTGAATCCATACTTTGATTTACATTATCTACCAAACCAATTAAGTCATAAACTTGATTTGGAAATAATTTACCACCTTCATTTTCCTTAATATCAAAATCATTCAATAGTTTTTCAAACTTAATAAACACAATATCATTAGACATTATTTGTCTTGATGTATAATCTTTATCGTATTCAATATCAAATTTTATAACGTTACCATTTTCATTATTACCTAAAATATTTGGTGGTGAATTTTTAACCCATATACTTTTAGATAACATTTCTTTACTATCATTAACAGCAGTTGATACAGATTTACTAAAACTTGGTATTGGTGGTAAAACAATATTAAAATTACCACCCGTTTCTGTAACTGATATTTGGCAGTTTATAACTTGATTTGAATAATCAATTATGTAACCATCATCATTTGAAGTTTTTGTCCATATCCTTACATTACAAAGAGCATTGAATTGTATAACACCTTTTGCTTGAACATAATCTGGAGAATTTACAACTTTTAAAATTTCATCATTTAAAAAAGCATTGAAGTCTCGAGATTTTAAAAACTGTGATTCATATTTTATTGTTTCAATTGGTACATTATCACCAGGTAAATAAAAAATATTTGGTGGATAAATTTTTGTACCATCCTTTATATCATCAGCAGTTGTAATACCTAAATCAGTTTTTTGTTGTTCTGTGTAAGTTTCAAAAATAGCTTCTCTGTTTTTCTTTCCATTCTCAGGATTTTTAAAATCCAAAAAATCTTTCACAGAAATATCCTCACACTTATCTTGTTTTAACAACTCAGATACTGTTGTAATTTTTTTATTTAGATATTGTATTCTTACGTACTTTGCCATTCTTTATTTATTAATGTAAATCAGGTAACATACCATATTTTGTTTTTACTAACTTAG